CGTGCGTTTCCTGCGTGGCGTGGCGTCGGCCGTCTTAACTGGCGTTTCGACAGCAGCGGTTTCAATCAACTGCTGTTGCTTGTCCTCGACTGCAACTTTCCGGGCGATCAGTTCAGCGGCCAAGCCGCCGGGTATGTCGACCGTCTGGCCGGAGCAATAGGAACGCCACGACCGTACAAACTTCAGTTTCGTCATTGGCCTACGCTCCATGCAGTTTCGGGTGCCTTGTTCGCCTTCATCCAATCGCCCGTGTATTGGAAAACAGGCTTGCCGAGATCCCGGCCCGGCCAGGTCACGACGTACTCGCCGTGCCCGATTGACACGCGAGGCGTTACGAACACCTTGTTGCCAGAGTCTCGCCACGTGCGCCAGAACCCGATGTCAGCGTCCACGCGGCCGTCGCCGTAGCTGCCCTGTGGGTCTGCCTGTTCGTAGAACCACGGCTTCTTCATTCGCTTGAGGGCTGCCGTCGAGATGATCGTGCAGCCGAAGTGCGCGCTATCGACTTGCTGCACAGGCTCGGCAAACCATGTAGCCGGCAGGGTGCTGGCACCGCCCTCGGGCGGATTGTCGAGCGTGCCCAAGAGCGTGAGCATCGGCCGCCCGTCTTCCCGTTTCACCTGCAGCGGCGCGAGTGCGTCACACTGGAACGCCAGAGCCATAGCGAACAGCTGCTCGATGTCCTGCCGGGAGACGAACGTGTCGTAGTCGAGCGTGATGATGTACTCGCACTGGTCGACGAACTGTTCCATCATCCGCGTGAGCACCTGGCTCCAGAACGCACCCTGGCCGAGCGTGGGCCGGATGCCGAGCGGCATCAGGGCCTGAGCCCAGCCGAAAAGGTTGGCCAACGGGCCGAACCTCGGGCCAGACAGAATCGCTTCCGCACGGATCTCGACCTCGGTGCCGCCGACCTTGATAAGCACAGGCAAACTCCAAAAGAGAACGGGCGGTTCTCGCGTGAGAACCGCCCGTTCAGGATTGCACTGCTGTCAAGCTGGATCAGACGCCACGGAGGGCGATGACCGGGCCGGCGACCGTCGAGCTGCCGATCGTGTGGTGGGAAATTCCCACCCGAGCGATCGCCCGGATCACGGTCTGGTCGGACAGGAAGTTGACCTGGTCGCTGCTCTGGATCTCCAGACCCGCACGGGTGCCGTAGATCGAGGAGTTGGCCAGATCGCCGTAAAGGGCCATGACCTTGCCGGTGGCATCGTCGCTGCCCGGAAGCTGGTCGGTGAACACGACCGGCGAGCCGAGGAACGTGAGGCCGAGGCCCTGCGACAGGCCGACCGAACCACCCTGGTTCAGGTCGAGGGCCTGCATGCAGGTAGCGAAGAAGTACGGCGAGCAGTACCACTTGGCACCCGCCCGGCTGTGCTGCGGAACGGCAGCCATCATGGCGAGCAGGTTCGCCTTGGTCACCTCGTCCGGCGTGTCACCGGCAGCGGCCACAAGCGACGCCGCGTAGTCGTAGGTCGTCACCTCGCTCGCCGTGGTGGTCTTGAGCAGACCGCCAGCGTACGAGGTGACAATACCCGCGACAGCCGGAGCGTTGCTCGGGTTACCGAGCCACGCAGCCGCCTCCACGGCGTTGCTGATGCCGAGGGCCAGCTCAGCAGCGATCCAGTCGGCGATCGAGACGATCGAGTCCTGGAGCAGCTCGCTGGAGACCACCACGGCGGCGCCCAGCTTCTTGGCCGTCACGGTCACCTGGCTGGCCGAGGGATCGGCCGGGGTGATCGCGGAGTTTTCCGAGATCCACCCGCCGCTCACGCCCGCAGTGCGCTTCGGGAAGAGCACCACGTCCGACGGCATCTGAACGCTGGTGGCGTTCTGCGCGAAGGCCGAGTATTGCTCGACGAGACGCAGCACGGTGCTCGACAGCACGTCGGGCACGAAGTTCGCACCGGCACCGGACGCACCACCGAGGGCACGCACCTCGACGCCGTGGTCTTCGCACCACCGCTTGGCGTGAGCGTCGCCGCTCTTCGCCTTGAACCACATGCCCGCCTTGTAGGCGTCCTCGGCCTTGCCGAACGCACGGAGCCGACCGGAGAACGGAACCGCCTCGACGCGGGCCTGCTCGCTGCGAGCCTCGGTCGCATCAGGCGCCGGCGTGCAGCGGTCGACCACCGCCCGGAGGTTCTTGGCCGACTCGGCGACCGACTTCTCGAAGTCCACCTTCTTGGCGAGCTCACCGGCCCGCTTGTTCAGCTGCTCGAGCTCGAGGTCTCGCTCGGCGATCTTGTCGGCGTCGTCAGACTCGACAGCCCGAACGGCGTCGATGCGGTTGGCAAGGGTAACGGCTTCGTCCTGAAGCTTCTTGAGATTGTCCATGTGCGGTGATTCTCCTCCGGCGGTATTGCCGATGGAGTCAACGCTACGGCTAGGGCCGTGGCCCCTTGCAGAACCGCACTTCGGAATGTGTTGTTTTGACAAACGCCACGCCGCGAGCGCCGCACCTCGGACAACGAAGATACCGCTGCCGCTCGTTGCCGACCGGCCTGCTGGATCGGCACCGCAGACGCTCACCGCACTGGCACCGAACGTCAGACATTTCGCAGCCTCAGAGTCCACGCCGCAGCGGCGTCACGGGCCAGGGAACGCACGGCCCTCTTAACCTCCACCTCGGCCTCGGCGTCGGCCTCGATAGCCACTGCCTGGGCCGCCAGCCACGCCTCATACGAGCGCTGAGCAACAACAGCAGAAGTGGCACTGCCATAGGCTGGAACGTTTACTGGGCCGACTTCGTACAGGCCAGAAGCCTCGACGATTTCGCGGATAGCCTTGCCGTTTTCGTCAGTCGTGAACCGCTCGCCCTTCTGACTTACTGTGAATGCAAATGAGCTTCCGCGCAAATTTCGAGAACGCACGAGGGCAAGAACGTCCCGGCCGGCCGAAGTATCCGGCGGCTCTACGACGTAGGAGATTCCGCGATCATCAGCGATGATCTCAAGCGTGCCAGCAGACTCGCGGCCTAGCAGCTTGTCGCTGTTGTGGTTGTAGTAGCTGAGGATCTCTCCCTTGCCACGCTGGCGGTTCAGCACCTTGTCGAAGGAACCAGGCAATATTCGCTCCCTAAAACCGCCGAGGTCGAGGGAAAGGCGGTTGTAGGGCACCGCCAGCCCACGGATCGCTTCTCGCCCGCTGGAGCGAGTCTCAATCGTCAGCTCGCACTCAGGTGCCTCGTCTACGGTCAGGCAGCGGCGTTCAATTTCCATTTGTGTCGTCCTCCTCGGATTGGTCTTCGGCATCGTCGGCTGGGCTTTCCTCATCCTCGGCCGTCGGCTCGGGCATCGGCTCTGGTGCCGGTGGATCTTCGCCCACCTTGTCGAGCGTGGTCATGTTCAGCTGCACGAAGTGCTTGTCGCCTTCCGGCCCGATCGGGTTCAGGTTCTCAAGCTCACGAATCTCGTTAATCGTCATCCAGCCGTTTTGCAGGGCCGACACGTAGTACGCCGACCGGCTGGCGTGATCACCACGCAGCAGGCCGCTCACGCTGTGCTCAGCGAAGTACCGCTCGTCGTCCACGATGAGGTCACGGCTGATGGCCGCCTCCCACCGCTTGAGGTGCGGCAGCAGGCAGTGCTGGACGAACTCCGTTCCCTGCACTTCGATGTTCGAGTATGTCGAGCGAGTGAGATCCTGAATCATGTGCGGAGGAACGCGGAACGCACGGCATATCTCAATGACCTGGTACTGCCGGGTCTCAAGGAACTGCGCCGCCTCGTTGCTGCCGCTGAGCTCGTGAGCCTTCACGCCGTTCGGCAGGACCGCCGTGCGGTGTGCCCGATCCGGCCCGCGGTGCATCCGCTCCCACTGCTCCCGGAGCCGCTCCGACGCTTCGGCCGGGATCGGGTTGTCCGACTCCAGCACGATGCCTGGCCGGGCACCGTTGCCGAAGTACGTGGCACCATGGGCCTCCAACGCTTGGGCCAGGCCGATGGCATTGCGGAAAAGCTGGTACGTCGGCACCGGACGGATACCGTCCTCGGTCGTAAACCGCAGGGCAAAGATCTGATCCTGCGAATAAATCGTCTGCCGGCCGTTCGGCTCGCGGTAGCGATACCGTACCGTGCCGTCTTCCAGACGCTCGGCCTCCATCCGCGACGAGTGCAGCGGCCACAACTCCGAGACCGCACCTCGAGCACCTGGGCGGATCTCCGCGTAGCTGGCGCCGTAATGCAGATACATGCCGGTCATCCAATCCCGAAACTCCTGCGCCGTCTGCCACGGGTTCGGCTGCATGTGCAAAAGCCGGTAGACCGGGTTTGATGCGGCCTTGGCCTTGCCGCCGTTCGGCAGCCGCTCGTAGACGTGCAGCGGCAGCGAGCTCACAGCGTCAGAGATCACGCGAATACAGGCTGTGTAGGCCGAGCAGGCCATCGACGTATCGGCTGTGACGCGGATGCCGGAGGCCGTGCGGGTGCCGCCCATGTCGTGCCACTCGATGCCACGCAGGTCGATCATCTTGAAATCGGCAGCAGCGTTTTCGCTCATAGCGTGATGATGTCCCAGGATTGGTCGGGTGGCGTCGTGGTAGCTACGGCATGCAGTCCGAGAGCCATGACCAGCGACACAATGCCGTCGATACGCTCGGTGCTTTTGGCCTTGCTTGGCTTGATGTTGCCCTGGTGGTCCGACTGCACAGCCACGTTTCCGGCCATCCACGACAGCACCGGATGGTTCGCGTGGCGAATACGCT